CCTGACGATGCTGAGCCGTTCGGGTTCGACAGAAATACGTGAATAACCCGAACACACGGTGCAACGCCTCATGGAGTAGGTGAGGACGTTGGCGACGTAGCGCCGCGGGATAGGTTCGGTGTCGTTGCCGCAGCGATGGCAGACAGTCATGCTGTCTTTGCCGTCGACAAACAAGGCCGGGTGGTTGGTGATGAACGGCCGAAGATAGTCGTATAAACCTTGCGTGGCTAGGACGTCTCCGGTGCAGTACGCGGTTAAGCGTTGCTGGTCTTCGACGGACTTGTTGACGGCCCGTTCCATCGCGTTGCGGTCGTACCGGTCTGTCTTGGCGTCAATGCCGGCTATCTGGCAGAACGCATCCAACGACTTGAACGGCGCCCCGCTCTTGAACTGTTTACGCAGAACTTTCAACGTGTCCACCGTCTTGAATGGCGGTAAGGGTGGTAGGCCGCCCTCGATGAACAGATCACCGGCCAGCCAGGGCACGTCGGCTGCGTCGAGGTTATGACCACAAATGATGTCGGCCTGGGACATCAAATGGTGAACGTTTTTGAGGAACTTTTTGCGTCCGCCTTTGTCCCATTCGGCCAGTTCAATGACGTCGGCTTGGTCGTACCATTTGGCGCACACAATGGTTGTGCGGGGATGCCGGTCCACCGTCTCGTAGTGAATGTAACGGTTTTTTAGGTCGCCGCGGTCCCACCAGTATTGGGTGGTGATACCGGGCAGTCGTTCCACATCCAAGATGAGGATTTTGTTGCGGACGCCGTCACGCATGACCGTTAACCGGTCCGACAAGCTCATGTTTTGTTGTGGTGCGCTTGGATGTGATGGCGAACGGCTGTGATGGACACGGTCAACGGATTGTCGGGATCAGAGCAGGCCACTTCCCACAACTGAGCCAAAGAACGGCCTTCGGCAATCCATTCGTTCCAGGCGTCCACGTCTTTCGCGGACAGCTTTTTCAAATATTTGCATGTCTCGCATCCCCTGTTTGAGCGGGATGGATCCACTGCGGAGAGACGATTGGCTAGGGACACAGTGTGCTCCTTGGTTGGTGCCTACCCTCGGTTAAGTCGGCGTTCCACGTCGTCGCGCAGCTCGCGGATCTGCTGGCGGCGCCGGTCTTCTTCGGCAGCTAAATCGGTGCGGATGCCGCGCACGTCATGGCCGAGTGTTTCGACTGCGTTGATGGCGCGGTCGATGTCGTCGCGCAAATTGGTGGTGTGGGCGTTCTTGACTTGATTTTTTACTTCTTGGATGCCCTTGTGGTTTCGAGCGGAAAAGAACGAGGGCACAGCGGCGACGCCAAGCAGAACCAATCCCACCCAGACGTGGTCAAGGATGTCGAGCCACGAATCTGGGTTCGGGAAATCGCTCATAACTTTTTGGCGAGGTCAATCACCTGCTGGGCAAGCGAACCGGGAAGAACAGCAGACAGAGCGTCGGTGGCGGCCTGGCGTACCCGATCCAAATCGGTGACCGCAACGGATGCCTGCTGCACGGTGGCCTGCAACCCGTTGATGGCTTGATCGGCCGCCGAAGCACCGACGGTGCCGTTTTTGGTTTGTTGGCTCAACACGACGGCGGCGGTGGCGGAAGCGCCGGTGCCGAGCAGGCCGGCCAACGAACGGATGAGGTCGTTGACGGTGGATGCGGTGCCCGGGTCAAGCAGTTTCCACGACACCAGAATGGTGACAATTCCCGAAACGATGGTGGAGACGACGTACAGGGTTAAACGGATTTTGGCGCTCATGGTCAGGCTTTCTTCAAGAGTTGTTGGAGTGCAGCAGGATTTGTTTTCTCAATGTCGGCAAGAACGACTTTGGCGTGGTCGATTGCCCACTGGTCGGTGACAGCGCCCAGGCCGGCGGCGGTGCGAGCCACCCGGGCGACAGCGTCGGGGTCACCCAGTTTCGCCAGCCGGTCGACAAGGTCGGAGTGGCTCATAGCATCAATGTTCAGCACCATGCCGAAACCGTTGTCGATGAGCCCTTCCCCGGGGGTTCGGTAGATGGAGCGGCTGGGTAACCGTTGGGTCAATTGGCGGTACACCTCATCCCATTGCTGCTGCGGTATGGATGCCACATCAACTCCTGCCGTTAAAGGAACGTCTTTCGTTTGGGCTGGGATGGGTCCGCGGCGGAACGTGGAGAAGCCATCGGATCGGATTTTGCGGACAATGAAGCTGTCGGTGTTGGGGTTGCCGTAACTGCCGTACCCCATCTGCCAGTGCATCTCGTCGATGGGGCTTTGCCAGTCCCCCGCCCAAAAAATGGTGTCTTCGTAAAAATCGAGCAGTTCACGAATGGTTTTCATCTGCGCGGCGGTGAACGTGCCTTTGACGTGGAACGGGTGCCCGTATTCGCCCATGCCGCCCCAGTTCAAATCCATCGCGGTGCCGTTCAAATGGTTTGACGTGGACACCGAGTTGGTGGGCGTGTAGCAGGCCGAGTCTTTGTCGCGCAGCGGTTCGACGTAGGCGTTGAAGTCGGCGGCGAACGCTCGCATGATTTTCAGCGGTTGGCCTTTGCGGATCTGCAAGTTGACGTTGGTGCCTGGGACTTTGGTCCACTCGAGCTGGTCTTGTCCGACCCATGCTGGCTGCCATCCGTTTTCTGAGGCGCTCATGGGGTTTCTCCTTACATCCAAAGGTGGGTGATTGCGGCGGCGGTCAGTACCACCACGGTCAGATAGATACCGGCGGCGGTGAGGGTGTCGGCGATCATGCCCAGTCGGGCCAGTAGTCGTCGTCGCAGATGCTGTTAATGGCGGCGTAGGTGAACATAAATGAGGCGACGGCGATGACGGCCAGGGCGGCGGCGACGTATTTCACTGCTAGAGGGAATTTTCCGTATCAGACATGCGGAAGTCTTTGAGGTACACGATCTCGGTGCCGTGGGTTTCAGTTTTGCGGTAGATGCCCATGTGGTTGATTACTCCAGTGCATTCCGCAGAGTTGATGATCAGCGGACCGGTAAAGGTCTTACCATCTCCGCTGACTGTGTAGGGCGCTGTTGCCGTACCGCCGCCGAATGTTTGCTTCTCGCCGTTGCGCCAGACCTCAAGTGTGCCAACCGTTTTACTCCAGAAAGCCCGCACCTTGATGTCCTGCCACTTGCCGATATCAAGCGGTAACCGCATGATTGTGCCGCCACCGGAACCTGAGAAGGGTGCACTTTGCGGGCTGTAAAAGATGTACCAGTACCCGAGGGCATCGGCCGGGTTGGTGGGCAGCGTCCCCATGCCGATCACTGGCACGCCGTATTCGTTGTACGGGCCAATCGAGGCAGATTTCCACTGAATTACGCCATTAAAACTTGACGGGCCAGCCACGACCGGATAGGTGCTGTCGTATTTGATTGAGAATCCATACCAGCGGGTGGTCCCAGCGGCGGCATAGGTATCGTCATCGCCCGTAACTTCGGATCGGTCGCCGGTGTCGCCCGATGCAACGTCTCCGTTGCGAACCTCAAACCGGCCGGCATATCCGCAGTCAGGATCTTCCGAGACAATAGTTGCCGGATACAGCGATTTTTCGGGGTAGTGCTGGCTGACTGCTTGCCTTTGCACAGTGAGGAGGCGTGTCCACTGCTTGAAATTTCCGGTTGCAAAATCTCCGGTAAACAGTCGCGCCATCAGATGCCTGCCTTACTGTGGAAGTCTTTTACCATGTTGCGATTGCCGCCCTTTTCCAGGTGTCGGTGGCAGTGCAGATGTAGATGTAGTTTGCATCCCAAACGATGGTCCCCGTGGTTCCCGTCGCTGTTGCTGATGCTGGAGTGCTGGTGGATAAGATCGGGGTTGTCAGTTTCGGGGACGTTAGTCCGGCGTATCCCCTTCGCCAGTGGGCTGCCGTGGTCGGTGTCGCCACAAGAGCGGTGAAGGTTTCCTCAGTGCCACCGGCTAGGGCAACAACTGTGCCGCCCCCCGACGCATTAACTGTCACAACGCCGGTTGAGTTGTTGATGATAAAGAAGCGCTGACCAGCCACGACAGATGTTGTCGGTAGCACTACTGTGTGAGTGCTTGTTCCCGTTAACTCTTGAATTGAGTTAAAGCTGACGGTAAGTGTGAGTGTGCCAGCAGATGTCACTGTTGTGCCAAATGAGTTGATGAAACCTCGTGTGAGGATATTCCCGTTGCCGTCTCGGGCAGGGAGGGTGCTCGGTGTTGCAGTGCTAACCGCCGATAAAGAGCCAACATAGTTGGCGTTTAAATTACTAACCAGTGTGGTCGATGAGACCGTTAGCGGGGCCGTGCCCGTCGCCACCGTGCTGACCAATGTTGACCCGGTCACCGCGCCGGTAGAAGTGATGGACGTCTTGCCGGAGATTGCTTCAACGCCGGTCGGGGTTGTGTAGTCGGTGCCGGCTGTTGCGGCAACCATCGCGGTTGTCCCGGTGCCTTTAACTAAACCGGTCAGGGTGGTCGCTCCGGTGCCGCCATTACCTACCGCCAGAGTGCCCGTTACCCCAGGGCTAATGTCGGCCGAACCGTTAAAGCCTGCCGCCGATGTCGATGCCAGGTTAGTTTGCACATTGCGGCTTGTTGTCAGCGTAGCGGCGCTGCCGGTCGTGGACTGGTTGAAAGTTGGAAAAATGTTAGTGTTGCTGGTTAAATCCTTGTTGTACAACACGCTGGTGACGGAGTCGTAATAGGACTTGATCGCAGCTTTAAGGTTTGCCCACGTCAATTGCTTCAGTACGTTGCTGGCCGCGCTGTCGACCAGGGGCAGAGCATCGGCGTCGACCGGCGTGGATTTCGATGTCGCGGCGTTGGTGGCCGGCGCAATCACCGTGATGTCGGCTGTCCCATTGAAAGACTGACCGTCAATGGAACGTGCCGTAGTCAGCGATGCCGCCGACCCGGTTGTGTTCTGATTCAGCGTCGGGAACGTGCAGTTGGTTAGCGTGCCCGATGATGGTGTGCCAAGTGCGCCGCCGTTTAGCAGGATTGCGGTGCCGTTTACCTGAAAGTTTCCCGAGCCCTTTGGAACGAAATTGAAAGACACGTTGGTATCGTTGCCGAGTGCGCGGCAGGGAATTGCATTTCCGGTTGTCGAGTTGTCAAACCGCCACGAGTTGACTGCTGAGGTGATCGGCACAAAGTCGACCAAGGCATTACCGGGACCGGCGATGAAACCAATAGTTCCGGTTCCTTTGGGCCTGAAGCCGATGCCGACATTGCTGTCTGAACCAGCCGCTCGTAGCAGTATTGCTGCGCCTGCTGCGGAGTTTGAGACGTCCCAATAGTTGACGGCTCCTGCATTGCCGAGAATGCCGAGAGACTTTGCGCCATTTTCATCGTTAATTGAGTACGAATCCGCAACGGGGTGGTATCCCTGAACCACATACCTGCTGTCAAGACCGGGAACCGTGAAGCTGTGACTGACCACAGTCCACACGCCTGACTTATACAGCAAGTCAACAGATTCGCCAGCCAACGTCAACTGCAACGAAGAGGGCCCAGTATTTGCAGTATTGAACGTGTCAGTTCCAAGACGTTGCACCAAGACCGTGTTATTGCTGACATCTACTTTTTTTACAACGATGCGTGACAAATCCGCTGGACTTGACGGGAGGCTAACGGTGAAACCGCCACCGGAAGCATTGGCAATGACTATGTCATTGACTGCTGCCGTGTAAGCCGCGGTCTTGACTGCGGTGACGGTGCCTGTGATGGCATTGACAATTTCATTAGCTGCGGCCGGCGTGAACGTGTCACCGTTCTGCCAGTTGTTTTTTAACGCCATTACGCGACCTCGTAATCTACTAGATGCTTGACCATTGCTATGGAATGAGCCGAGCCGATACAGCCGCCCATACTGAAGATGTGCTAGAAGTGGCCGTAAACGCTGTCTGCGAAGCACCGCTTGGACCGTCACCAATAAGAATTGAGGGATTCACAGTAAAAGTCCAGTTTTTTGAGTACCGCGTGGTTCCGCTAAATGCGGAGAATCCCGTGCTGCTAGTGTTGTTATCACCAAGAAGAACGACGATGCGTTCATTGATTGCCGACGCTACTGTCAAGGCGCCACCAGATCGCGCTGTGGTGTTGGTGGAGCCGCTTTGAGAAGTAGCCACAGGTCCGAAACCTTGAACTCCAGTGTAAGTCAGCGAGTTCGCTACGTCATACTTCACGGTAGCTGCACCGCTATGTGTTGTGCTGATAGTCCTTGCGCCGGTTGGCGGGTTTAGCAGTCCAAAAACCTCTAAGTAATTATAATAGTAATTAGGGAAAGAATATATCTGGCCGTAGGCTGTAACTTTTCCCAGCGAGGTCATAGATACCCCACCCCAAGTGGCTGTCATTGTGTCATTAGTTTGTTGTGACTCGTAACTCACCAACACCAAACCCGCGCTTGGATTAGCACTGACAGGGGTGTGCGTCCACGTCAAAGTGATATTGGACGTTGAGTTGCCTTGAAAAGCACCTGGACCTACCGCATCAAACGCCACCGGATTCTTTCCGGTCATCATCACATTCCGCGCCGCAAACATCAGTAGGTGTACCCCTGAACTACGGTGCCGTACCAAGACGTGCCATCGGAAAAAAACGAAAAGATATCCATTTTTCCGATAGTCGCGGTAACCGTTGGTGTGCCGGCGCTGCCCCATTTAACTCCGGTAAACGTGGCAGTACCGTTGCCCGTTGCGGCAGCCTGTTTCAGCATCACAGTGAACGATTTGCCCGCCGTAGCAGTGGGCATGGTGAATGTGCAGGCTGTGGATGCGGTGAGTGTGGCGGTTTGAACTGTTCCGTTTGTAAGGCTAATTGTTGAACTCGTAGTTACCGTTCCGATGGCCACGACACCTTCGGTGTAGTTATTAACCGTGGGGTTGGTCAATGTCTTGCTGGACAGGGTTGCCGTTGCGGCACGCTCGGTGGCGTTGCTTGTGTTGTCGACGTTGCCTAATCCGACATCAGAGGACGTTAATGTGACAGAACCCGTTTTGCTGGCCACTGATTGGACCGGAGCCGCGGCCGAAGCCCTAGCTGTGGTGTGATAAAGGTTTGTTCCTTCAGAAACGTCTGAAGTGCTTAATGTTACAGAACCCGTTTTGCCAGCCACTGATTGCACTGGGGCGGCCGCCGACGCACGCGCATTCGTGTAGTACAAGTTTGTTGAGCCTTCAGTGACCGAATCGGTAGATCCTGGGCTGGGACTGATTTCGACGTAGACGGTGCCGGTCCACCGATAGATTTTTCCGGTTGTTTGGTCGACATAAATTTTTCCTGTTTCACCAGTGGCTGGGAAAGCTGCCAGGTTGGTGTACTCAAGGACGTCGTCGACGTAGCTGGGAAGCACTGCTGACGGCACCAATCCGGCAGAGTCCAGACCGGCGTAGCCATTGGCAACATTTGATCCGGTGGTCAGCGCCGAGGGTATACCTGTTAACCCTGACCATGTCGTGGTTCCGGCAAGACCGGTGGGTCCGGTAGGTCCGGTCGGCCCGGTCGGTCCGGTCGCTCCGACGGCGCCTTGAGGAATTGTGAAGTTGAAAACAGCGGCAGCCGAAGTGCCTGCATTTGTTATGACTGCGGATGAGCCTGCGGACCCTGTGGAAACAGTTCCTACAGCGACGGTGGCGGCAGTGCCGGTCGGCCCGGTTGCACCGGTCGCGCCGGTTGACCCGGTGGCGCCCGTCGCTCCGGTTGGCCCGGTGGGACCGGCAGGACCAGTCGGCCCGGTCGGGCCGGTTGCTCCGGTTAAACCGGTTGGGCCTGCTGAACCAGTGGCGCCCGTCGCTCCGGTTGGGCCGGCTGGCCCAGTAGCCCCGGTGGCTCCGGTCAAACCGGTCGGACCCAAAACGCCGACAAAACCAACTGACACGACATCGGAAACGGCGACAATCCCAACCGGAACCGGATCGGTGACGGTAACCGAAATTAAATCGCCTTGGCTGATCGTGAAAGTCTGATCGGCCATCAGCCGTCATGCCTCTCAAACTTACCCACCAGCAACGGAAACTCCGAAGTACCAACCTTCAATACGATCCGCCACCGAGTATTGGTTTTGACCACATCGCACAACGCGTAATCCAACGTGAACGCTGCATTGGAGCCCGACACCACAGCATCAACCTTCGTTGGGGCTGCACGGTCTACATCAACCCACATGTACACCGAGGAACCTGCATCGAAGTTGACGGCGGTGCCGCCAGAGTTGAGCCGTTGAATGGTGAATGAGCGGTCACAGCCGCGGGTTACTGGGATGACGCGTTCCAGCGGTGGGGCGCAAATATAGTCAGTCATGTTTACGCCACCTCATAATCTGCTGCTACCTCGGTGGCGGAAAGTTTTCGCAACCCACCATCCATGATCAGCCAGTCCCCCAGCTCGGCGATGACTTGGCGGATGGGATCGTCAGCGTTTAGCTCGAGGCGCCAGCCGGCATCAAACGGGGACAGTGAGCCCCGCCAACCTTGCCCGGACAGCACACTGAGCGCATCCAGCATGTCGGCTTGGGTAGTGAGATGCCACGCCGTCAGTTCGACGGGTTTGCGGGTCACGGTCACAGACATGGTTTTCCTTTACACAATCGCGGATTGGCGGTCGGCGGCGGCGAACAAATCCAACTGCCCGGGAACAACCTGGCCGGAAGAACCTCCGAGTAAGGCATACAGCGGATATCCGGCCTGGGCGGCTGACGCTAACCCGACGTACAGGCCGGTGGTGTCGCTGGATGTGACGTCAATGTGCTGCACTTGCACGTAGCCGTTTTTGATGACCAGAAACTCTCGCAAGTTAGCGTTAGTTCCGAGCAGGAACGTGAACTGGTCGCCTGCAAGGTTGTTGGTGTCGGTTGTTTTCCACGGGTCTGACCATGTCCCTGACACGCATTTACCGACCGCAATCGTTTTGGGTCCGATGCGGCAATACACGAACGTGTTACCTGTGCTGTTCATCCGGCCCAGCAGGTAGGTGTAGCCGTCGGTGTTGAGCGAATACCGTTTTGGCGGGGTTGACATGACTGTCATGACGGCTTGAATGTTGGTGGCTAGGGGTGTGGTGTAGCGGTCGACGTGCCGGCGAAACGAATTACCGGATGGCGTCCACACCGCGGTCCCCGACCCGTTCGGGCCAAACGTTCCAGCTCCGGCGCCATCCGAGGTTCGGGACCAGGAGGCACCCAACGTGCCGGCGGCCGACCCGGAGAATGGGTCGCTGACCGCGACACCGCCGGTCACCCCGGCCGCCAACGTGGACGCTTTGGCGATGGTGTTGGTGACGTTGGCGAAGTTCGCTGACCGTTGCGCCACCGACACGGCCCCGAAAATGTTGAGGAAGCCGACCTGGGCGGGCAGAAACCGATTCAACAAGCTGGTGCGCAGATCGGATTGCCACGTGTATTGCGTTTTGGTGGCGAAGTCGGCCAACCCAGTGTCGGAGATGGACCCGTCGGGCCGGGCGCCGTTAGGTGATGTCATTCGAGTCCATCAACTGTTGGCGTTGCTTCGGGGTCATGCGCGACCACAGCTCTTTCATCAGCTCGCCCTGCTGCTGATTCAACAGACCATCCACCACCGCTTCGACGGGACGTGCCGGGTCGCGGTCCGGTACGTCCACATCAACCCACGTTCCCGGCGACGTCAACCAGTTCGGGTCGGTCGCCGCAGGTTTCTGATATTTGATGGTCGGTTCTTCCACCGGGCGGACACCGCAATCCCACAGCCGTTTGGACACGAATTGCAGATAGTCGACCGGCAGGACGAGCTGCGCCCCTTTCATGTAGGGCATGGCCACCAACATCCACAGGAATGCTTGATATGGGTTGGTGGGGTCGCAGTTTTCTTTGGTGGGGAAGCCGTGCGGGAAGGAGGTGAAGTCGTTGGGTAGGACGGACGGGGCGGTCATCACCACACTCCTAGGTCGTGGAGTCCTGCTATGAGTCGTTCGATGCGTCCGAGGGCGCGTTGGGCGGGGTCTTGCCAGATCCGTTCGTCGCCGATGTTGATGGTCCATTCGGGTGGGGTGTCTGGTCCCCATCCGAGGTCGAGTCGGCGGCATCGGTCCATGTGAATTTTGTTGTCCGCGGCCAGGACGAGGCCGACGCGGTCGTCGAGGAAGAAGTGGCCTTTGCCTTGATCGCCGACGAGGTAGGGGCGGCCGTCAGCCACAGATACTTTCCAACTGACAACAGTCTTGGTGGCCCATAAACCAGCTCGTAGGACCAGGAGGCTCGAAATTGTATAAGCCTTGCCGGCGCCCTCTTGGAAGTAGGAGAACAGGCGGTCCCAGCCGGTGTTGTTGGCGCGCTCATTGGATTTGTAGGACTGCCACGCCAGGATCGTGTCTTCGTAGATCGGAGCGAGCAACGTATCAATGGTTCCGCCCAATGAACCGATCTGCACCAAATTGCCAAGGATATCCCCGAGGGCTTGTATTGAGGCGCTGATGACCTCATTGACGCCTGGAGCTGAGTGGCCGCCGACCGATACTTGGACACCTTTGGTGGGTGAATACACCCACGACGATGTTTGAACCGGGGATGTTTCGCCTTCGTAGAAGATGACGTAGGGCTTGATTTTGTCGGTGTACCGCTTGTTGACCGAAAAATAGTCAGATGGCGTTGGTGCGTCGGAGATCAGTTCGCTGGTGGAGTCGAGGAAGTCGTCGGCGAACTCGTTGATGGTGCGGACGACGCCGTCGAACACGGTGCCGCCGTTTGATGTGCCGATCTGGATGCCGGATTTGTCCACAAAGTCGACGACAAGGGTGCCGTAGCGGAGGTCTGCGCCTTCCCACGGGAGTTCGTCGCCGGGAAGGTACCGCCGGCACACCACCGACAGTTCGGAATCCTCAAGCATGTAGTGGGCCATGTCGTGGAAGTTGGCCCAGCGTGACGTGACGACGCTCCACACCACACCCGACCCCAACGCTTGCAGAAAAGATTCGGGTTTGACCACGGTGTGCCAGTTGGACATGTCCAACCCCATCGTGACCCAGTTGTTCAAATCCAACGGGTCATCAGGCCAGGTGAGGAACGGGTTGTGTTCCCGCCAAATCGACAGAAACAGGGTGACTTTCAGAACCCATGTGCACGGCCCCGCGAGCAGCCACGCCCGCGGGAATTGAAATGCATCAGGCAGGAACGGGTTCGGAACGACGGGATACCACTTCAGCTTTTCGTAGTCGTGGACCCAGTCAACGACCAAAACGCGGTCGCCGTCTTCGCGTTGCTCCACCGCGAACTTGTCCAGAATCCCGGACCAGCGGGCACCGCAATAATCCACCGTGATTCCCACGGTTCGGCCTTCGCCCCGGTCAAGGCGGCCTTGGTAGTCGTAAATCCACTGCGCTATCGGCGACTCAAACGGAAACTCTGTTTGTCCCGGGCCGGTGTCGTTGGAGATCCACGAAAACTTCGCGGAATACTCCGAGCCCATGACGTGCTGGCAGTTCCATTCGGCGTCCCAGATCCGGCCGACGGGCTGCTCGCGGCGGATACGTTCCTCCACCAGCTTTTGGGTTTCGGTGGCATCCCAGATGGTGTCGCACAACGTGTCGCCGGCGGTTTCGCCGAACATGAACGGCAACAGGACCGGAAATTTGTCGTGCGGGACATAGAAACCTGTTCCGCTCACGAACCTGACCAGCCGTAGGCGCGTATCCACACCTGGCCGTCGCCACCGGACCCGCCAGCCTGGAATCCTGACCAACCACCAGCGCCGCCGCCACCGGGATGATTACCGACGTTGCCGGGAGTGTTTTCGGTTTGAGCACCCGCATACGACTTGCCATTGAACGACAAATCAGCCAACGCTTCACCAGTGACCGTGGGTCGCGCTAAACCGCCGGCACCACCGACCGACGTCAATGTGGTCATACCCGAAGCAACAACATAGGAGTCGTTGCCCTTAATGCCGTTGGCCCCGCCATACCCGTCGTACGGGCCGAGAATGTCGACGAGACCGAAGCCGTCTTGGTAGCCTTTGCCGCCGTCGCCGCCGGTACCGACCACACCCGCCAGATAGCGGGTCGCATACGGTATGTCGACGCCACGAATAACCGTTTTGTAGGACCACGACGACGCCGAGCCGCCCGAACCGGTCACCGCTAGGCCGCCGGATTCGCCGCCGCCACCGCCACCGACCGCGATGATGTCGATGCGTTCCGCCCACGTCGGAATCTTGTACGAGAACGACCCGGGATACATGAACCGCAACGTGACGTCCTTAGGCGAACCGGTGTTGAGGACGGTGACGCCTTCCAGGCCGTACGGCCGGGACCAACGCCGCGGCTGCACCAGTTGCACCGTCGCCCCACCAACGTGCCCCTTATAGGAGACTGGCAGTTCAAATTCCGGGGTGTACGGCGGGATAGGGAACGTGAAAATCTTGTTAGCGCCCTGCTGCCCCAGAATGTTGGTGTTGTTCAAATCCCGGTACATCAACTGTGACCGGTCCAAGTCGATGACCGCGCCGCCGTTCGCCGACGTGATCGTGATGTCGTTGATGTAGCGGGAGCCATGCGCTCCGCCCGGTTGCCGTTCCCCCGGATCGCCCACCCACTGAAAATCGGGCAGCGTCCAAATAGCCGGCGTTAGCACCCATTTGTGCCACATCACCTGGTCGGTCGGATTCGACACTGTGACAGTTCCCGACGCCGACGTCGCACTGGACGTGAACTCCGAGACTTCGTTGTCCTCGTACCACATAGGTTCGCCGGCGCGCAGCTTCATGATCAGGTTGCCGTACTGCTGCTGAATCGGGTCGATAGTGGCATTGAAGTCGGGCTGCTCATACATCAACACATCGAGCTTGCGGGTACCGGACAGTTCGGTGACCACCTCAATGGTGGTTTTTTTCGGCGTCACCGACCATTGGTCGTCTTCGTAGAAGAAGATTTGGCGGAACATGGATTCGTTCCACTCAAAGTTGTCGAACGTGTCGACGATGTGAAAGCCGAGTTCCATGTCGCGTTGCAGCCGCTTCACCGCTTTTTGCGTCGACCCGACCTGAAAGGCCCCGGTTTTCCACGTCGACTTGATCGGTGAGTCGTAGATGCCTTGCACTTGGCCGGCCGCCAGCCACACACCTTCAAGTCCGGCGTCCTGGCCGTGCACATGAAAGACGGTGTTGCCGCGGCGGATGCGAATAGCGACGATACGAGGGTCAGCCACGTTATGGTCCCGGCCTGTTCGTGTACTGCATCTGCGCCAACCTGCCCTGCTTGTTCAATTCACGACCGAGGCTGTCGACGTCCTGGGTGTAAATGTTGTCGACCTTGAACATGGGTGGCTGATTCGGTGCTGGCGCTTCCGAGGCCATCGGTTGCGTCGACAGGAACGAATTGGCATCCGAAATCATCGGGCTTGGTGACGCTGGGCTCATGGTGCCCATCAAGTTGTCGATAGGGCCCGGGGCGGCACCCATTGCCGTGCCGTGTTCCTTGGTTTTCGGGTCCAACAAGCTTCCTGAACCAGCCGCTTGCTGCGCACCACCGGACATCAGATTGCCCAGCGCACTGGTGATGGCTTGTTTTGGCATGAAACCGCTGTAATCCTGGTTCAACCACCGGGGCTGCCCGAATGGTGTGAGCTGTTGAAGCAACGAGTCGGCACCGATTCCCAACAAGTCAAACCCGTACGTGACACCGCGCTTGGCGGCGTTAGTTCCCAATCCGATAGCGAACTGGGCTGCAGAACCAGCAGCCATTCCGCCTTCCGGGCCGGCGGCACCGAAACTTCCTGCCATCGCCGCCGCGCTGGCCGCCGTCGACACCGCCGACGCGGCCTGGTCGATAATGCCGTTGATGACTTCGCCGCCCATATCAATGGCGCTGGCAATCGCTGACGATCCGGCTTTAGCGTTAGAACCGGCAGCAGCCGGGATAGCGCCAGCGGTGCGCATATCTTCCAAAGATTTAGCGGAGATTGCGCCGCCGCCAGCTCGGTGCAACGCGTTGCGGAAACTGTAGACCGAGCTTTGGCCGCCCATCTTTTGGACGTCACCGGCACTCAAAACATGTTCGCCGTTGGACAGCATGGCTGGGATGGAATCTGAGCTGCCGGAACCAGCGCCTCGCACGCTACCGCCGGAGGAATAACCAACGCCGCGACCAACCTGGAACGGTGAACCGTTTTTGTCCATGCCGTATCGCTGCGACACATACGGAATGAATGCGGCGATCTGGGCGTACGGGTCCATGATGTCGCCGCCCGTGATGTTGTGTTGGGCGAACGTCGACGGGATGAACTGCAACAAACCTCGAGACGGGTGACCGGCTTGGGCGTTGGAATCGTAGTTGTTGAACACCGACGGGTTGCCGGCCGATTCGGTGCGAATCTGCGTCATCATCTTCTGTTCCCACGCCGACATGTTCGTGATGCCGTACTGCGGGCCGTACTGAGCCAACGCCTGCTTGACCATGGGGCGCCAACGCTCCACCGGGTCAGCACTTGCACGGTTCGCCCCGGTATAACCGTTTCCGCCGCCACCGACACCGGGAACGCCCACGCCCGGGGTTAACGCGCCGTTGTTGTCGAAAGATCCGCCGCCACCAAGAATGCTTGAGTCACCGCCACCGCCGCCGAATAGGCCGCTGATTTTCGGTCCCAGGTACGGGCCAAGCATGATTTCGGGGGTCGTGCGTTTTCCCGGGGTGAAATCGTTAGGCCCCGGTATTGCTCCTACTGGATCGCCGTTGCTGTACTGCATGTTTGATCTGGCTGCGCTTAAACCGACGAAAGCTGCTGTCAGTGCTGCGATGGGGCCGAGAGCACCTGACGCCAACGATGCTGTAGCACCTAGGCCAGCGTTGAGTCCCGCGATTGCGGTTGCGATAGTGCTGACGCCTTTGATGCCTTCCCACAACACGAACGCAGCAACAACAGCTTTGATCAGTCCGGGATGGTCTCTCAATGCGCCGGCAATACCGCTCAAAACGTTGAGCAGTTCAGCGGCAGCACTTTTTGCGGACAGAAAAAACTGCCTGATGTCGTCTTTGTGGGTTTTAATCCACCCGTCGAGGTTGTTCAGCATGTCCGATAGGCGAGCTATCGCGTCTTTCATGCCTTCGGTGGGGTCGCCGGATGCGCCACCGAAAATGGCGGACAAGAAGTCGGCTCCGACGCGGGCGATGGCGGTTTGCATGTTGCCGATAGCGCCTTGCAACGTGTTGCCAGCCGCTTTGGCCATGCCCGGGGCGTGATCTTCAATGGACTTTTGGATCATGTCCAACGTGATTTGTCCGTCGCGCTGCATCTTTTCGAACTGGTCAGATGTCAGGTTGTAGGACGCTTCAATCCACGATTTGGCCGGCAGACCAGCTTCCATGAGCTGCATGAGGTCGCCGCCGTCGGCTTTGCCTTTGGTCAAGATTTGGGTGAACACCAAACCCATGTGGGCTAGGTCGTCACCGGCAAATCCGGCGGCGTCGGTGACGTCTTTCATGAACCGGCCGACGTCTTTGGTGCCCGCGCCGATGGCCTGCACTGCGGTGCCAAATGCGGCATCCAATGAGTAGGGGGTGCCGGTTACCGAGTCGGTGACTATTTTGACGGTGTCAGCGACCTCGGATGCCGACATGCCTAAAGATTTGAGTTTGCCTTTAGCGGAATCAATTTTCTCGAGGCGGTCGAAGCCTTTAGTGAGAGCTAAACCGATACCGGCGACACCAGCACCCGCGGCGGCGGTCAAACCGGCTGACAATGACTTTCCAGCCAGCACACCGAGCGCGTTGAGTGCTCCGCCGCCGGTAAGTTCTTTACGCCAGCGTGAGACGACGCTACCTAAACCTATGCTGCCGGCGCCCTCGGCGAAACTGTTACCGAACTGGATTCCGGCTTCGCGGGCACGTAAACCTCCGACAAGACCTTTGCCGATGACCTGGCCCATGCGGGCACCGATACGGTCCAGCTTGGTGTCGGGAATTCCGGCCATGATGTCTTGATCTGGCCGCCACCCATCCTTGAGTGCTTTCGATGCCGATGACGAAATCCTTTGACCGATATCGTTACCGACACGGTCGGCGTGTTTACCGCCGCCATCAAGGGCCGCTTTGATCTGTGTTTCAAGTTTCGACGTTTCAGCCCAAACAGACACATAGGCGCTACCGAGTTCAGTTGCCACCGTGTGTCCTTTCCATAGATTTCTTCAACGCTTCTTTGCGTGCTTTGAGTTCGGCACTTGATGCCGGCACAGCACCTGGCGTCGGCTTCGGTTTATCGACAGGCCGTTTGACGGGCTGCGGTTTGTCGCCTTTGCCGCCGCCGCGCTGCCAGTTACCCCATTGAATGGCGGTCATGACGGCTCCGAGGAAATCAATTTCCGGTGTCCACCACCACGAATTTGGGTGCTGAACCCGATACAGGGCGCAGTCGTGCGACGGCGGTAGATGGTTGATGAAGTCCCGCAGGTCCGACCAGGTGAACTCATCGCCGATATCGGAGAGCCGATATGACGTTTTGGTCATCAAATCAAAATTGATGGCCCCGCCATGCTCATCTAGGAGCTGGTCGAGGCCACCAATTCCCCCACAGTGATCGTGGAGCCTTCTTGGATACGTTCGGCGATCTGCTCCAACTCAAA